CGGCGATGTCGCCGGACTCGATGGGAATCGCATCACACAGCGTCACCGAGGAGCACTGCTTGATGTTGGTGCCAAGTGCGGGAGCGCACTTGGCGAAGATATTTGCGGCTACGGCCATAGGTTTTAACGGTTGCTGAACTCGGGCCACCGGCTGTTCACCAGTGATCTTTGTTCAAGCTTTACCGTTAAAACCCAGCAATCCAACTGTCTTCAACAGTTTTATTACCGCCGGGTTTGCCACCAGTCGGACCCGCCAAATTTGGCTGACCGCGACCACTTGGAGAAGTGGGTTTCGACGGTGCTGCTGGCTGGTTTTCCCGCTGTGGCGCGTTTCCGGGTTGCGCCTTCGGAGTGGCGGTAGGCACCCCGCCATTGCGCTTGGCGATGATGGTGCTTACACGCCCTTCTTCAGCGGAAATGATATTCTTGGTGTCTTTTTCAATATCACCTCGCACCATATTGACCATATCCTCCTGGTCGAACGTCCAGTGGATTCGACGCTGCGCGGGAGTTAATGACCAAAATTTGTCAGATGGAAGGAAGTCCTCCAGTGATCGTCCCTTGGGATCATTCCATTGATCCGGTTTCAGGGCGGCCATTTTCCGCTCCATCAGACTTCCGAATTTCACGATGGCGAGATGTTCTGGATTTTTTCCTGGATCAAGGCTTACAGCCCCACTGTAAATCCTTACCACCTCAGACGAGATTTTGGCCGCCCTCTCCGCTGCATCTGCAATTATGGGAGCCCTGAGGGGATCGGCTTCAAGAGCCGCCTGATACGAAGCGTGGTCGATCTGGCCGTTGGGATTGATCTTGATAGCAAGATCGCCACCTAGTTCTTTAACGATACCGTTTGCGGCATCGGCGGCGACGCTGGCGGCCACCGGCTCCGTCTGGCGAGCGCGCTCCGACTGCTGGATACGCTGCTCGATCTCGCGCGCCTTCTCCGCCATGAGCTGCTCGGCAATGGCTTCAGCGAGGTGCTCGCTGCTCACCTTCTGCATCGGGTCGGTCGAGTAGAATTCGTTGTGCTCCTCGGCATCGGGATTGAACTGCTCGCCGGGATTGTTCTTGATCCACTCCTGCTCGTAGGTGCGGAGCCGGTCAACAAACTTCTTCCGCTCGGTGTGAACGGTGCCGTACTCGTCCGGGTAGAGCTTGGCCAGCGCGGCCAGGTTGTTTTGCAGGCGGCGCTCGGCGGGAGGGAGATCATCCTCGACGACGATCACCGGCTTCACCTCGGGAGCAGGCTGCTGATTCTGGCGCATCTCGCGCGCGACGGCCTTGGCGACAGAAGTGCCAATCTCCTCGGCGGTGGGCGGAGCGATGGGCTCCGGCTTCTCAACCTTGGGAGCCTTGGCCTTCTTCTTCACCGGTTCAGGCTTGGGCTCCAGGGCGGGATCGGCGGCCGGAGCGGGCGGCACCTCCTCCTTGGGCTCCGGAGCGGGATCAGCAGCGGGGGGATCTCCAGCAGGCTTGTTGCCTTCCGGTTCCTTCTTGTCAGGAGCACCGTCGAGGAACTCGGACAGCAGGGTGCGTGAAAGCTCCTCGTCGAGGAACTTCGGTTTGGCTTCGGGTGGGGTGGTGGTTGGTTTGCTCATGTTATGAAATTGGGTGTGCCGACCAGGTACTCGCCCTCCTCATTGCTGATCTCGGTCAGCACGTTGAGGCATTCCATCAGGCGCTGCGCCTTGGCGAAGTCCACATCGGCGCGGATATGGCCAACCTGGTCCTTGGCAAGTCCCATCTTGGCAGCAGCACCGGAGAGCATCAGGTCAGAGGCGCGGGTACGGAGGATGCGCTCAAGGTGTCGGCGATCCGGGGCCGCCAGCCATTTGCGAAGGGCCAGGCTGTCCTGCTGGACCAACGGGGACTTGTCCAGCTTCAGGAGGGGGTTGTTGGTTGACATCTATCGGGGCGGGTTGAGGTGGCATGGGCGGCTGAACCTCTTGCGGAGGCGGCGCTGCATTTGCGCCTGCGAAAATCTGAGTGAGCTTACCGACCACCTGTTCGACAGTGGCAAGCTGTGAGGCCATCTGGTCAATCTCCTGCTGCTGCTTCGCGTCCTGCGCGGCAGCGGGCTTGACCACCTGGTCGGCCACTTCCTTGCCGATGGTCTGCATGAGCTGCTGGCCCTGCTGCTGGATGAGCTTCTGCACGTCCTCCAGTGTGAGCGGCTTGGCTGTCTGGCCACCGGCTGCAAGCTGCAACTCGAAGTCGCGGGGAGCGCCACCCATGCGGGCAGCGCGGGTGAGCAACTGGAGCAGGTTCTGCGGCCCCACCTGCTGGGCCAGCTCGGGGTTTCCGGCCACGGCCTGCACGGTCTGCATCATCACCGCTGCGGCCTGGGCATCAGTGCCACGATCCGGGCCGTCCTTGTTGGACACGAGCCCGTCGATGAGCAGCGGAAGGAGCTTCACCTTCGATCCGTTGATGACGGTCTTGGTCTTGCCGGAGCCCTGCGACACCACGCTGAAGCCAAGCTTCTTGAGAATTTCGTCGAGGTTCTTGGTGTCGGGAGAAATCTCCGCCACGAAGTCCACGTCCATGTAGGCCATCATGGCCGAGGCGAGCTGCCGCTTCCACGCATCATTGGCATCGTCGATGAAGGTACCAGTGTAGGCCACCCGGACGCCGATGCTGTTGCTGATGACGCGCATCTCCTCGGCGCTCTGCTGATGGCTGGCGGCCGAGCCCAACTCCTGCGCGCTGAAAGCCAGCATCCGCTCGGCGATGGAGATCACCGTGTTCATCGTGTTCATCAGCTCGCCCGTGCTCTGGCGCGAAAGGGTAATGGGCTGGAACGCGGTGCGGTTGTCGAGTCCGGCCTTGAGGTTCTTCTCCGAGTCGTACCCGACCAAGTTGATGCCGCGCAGGGCCGTCTCGCCCGCGTTGTTCAGCTTGCGAATCTGGTCGGCGTCCACGATGTTCGTATCATAGAACACCACATTGGCGAGGTTCTGCTTCACCGTCAGCAGGATCTGGGAGAGCAGGTTACCAAGCTGGTCCTGGAAAGGAATCAGTTCCAACGCCATGCTGGCATTACGGACGCGGCTGCCATCAGCATCATACCCGTAGTATATATTCGGGGTATAACACATCGGCTCCGCATAGACCACCGTGTCATCGGATGCCATGACGAAGCGAAACCAGGCAGGATTCTTGTAGGGCTTCGCCTTCTTCTCGCCGTCGCCGGGCCAGTACAAGTCCCACTCCTCGGGCTTGAGCTTCATGAACACCTCCGTCACGAACAGGGCCTTGTCCGTGTCAGTGGTGGCATAAACCCCGGCGCTTGTCTCGCGCATCTGCGGATTGAGCGGCTCCCCGGATGGGAACGTCATCGTGCAGGGCGGATAGAAGTCGCTGAAATAAGTTCCAGCGTAGGGACTCTGGAACCAGTTCGTGCCGTAGGGAATGGCATTCTGGTTGAAGTACAGGGGATTCGACCGGATCTCGCCGTACCGCTCCACTCGCCAGTGGCCCGTGTACTCGCACCCGCTGTCGGAGTTGAGCGAGCTGGTGCGATAGAACAGATCGTAGAACATCCGCGTCGGGTGCGGCTGGATGTAACGGATGCCTTCCCGGACAACGCGCTCGGTGCCGTCCTCATTCTCCTGCTTCTCCTCGTACCAAGCCTCCTGGGGAAACAGGATGTTGATGCCGTAGAGGAGTGTATGAAAGATAGCGTCCCGCAGTTCATCCCGATAGCCAAACTGCGTGACCATGCCCTCCATCACGTTGTTCAGCACCTCGCACAGGACGGTGTTCTCGTCGGTGTTGCGCAGGGGCTCGAACTTGAAGAGAGGCACCTGGTTGCGATCCGTGAAGAGCTTGGCGCAGCGGATGGTCAGGTAGGACTTAACCATCGGAACAAGCGTGCGGACCAGCGATGGAGCAATGACTTCGAGCTGTGGCTGGCCCGTCTTCAGGTCCAGGTCCTTGGTGCCATCCGGCTTGAGCTTGATGCGGAAGATGTCACCCCAGCGCAGCCCCCACCCTTCGACCGCCTTCAGCGACTCCTCATAGGTGAGGGTCTGATTGCAGACGTGCTGCACCAGCGTCGGAGTGGTCTGGTAGTACGGCGCGTCATAGGCATAGTCCATGGCCGCGAAGTACTTGTAGTCCTTCAAGTTCTGCATCCGGCCCTGCTGCATACGGGAACGGATGCAGCCCAGCAGCGCGATGATCTTCTCCGGGTATTCGTACTTCTCCCGCTTCTCAAAGACTTTCCGAAGAGAAGCGGCGTCGCAGCCGTGGCGCTCGAAGACTTTAGGGGAGATCATGCGCGCTTGCGGGCGGTCAACGACAAACGATTGAACTTCTTTGCGCCCATGTTTTTGCGGGAAATCCAAGCCGCCAGCGCAGCCGGATCTTTTGCGCCCTTCGCCTTCAGCTCACCTTCGAGCTTGGCAAAGCGGCCCCCACCTCCCAGGCGCATGGATTTCACTTCGGACCCTTTCCGCCGATCAGGACCATCACCCCGGTGCCCTTGTTCTTGCCGGGCATCGGCTTGCCATCGGCCATGGGCTCACCGGTGCCGTCGCCCATCTCTTCGCCAGAATCGGAATCACCCTCGTCGGTTTCCTTACTCTCTTCCTCGGGCGACTCCGCGTTCTCCTCGGCGGTGCTTTCCACCTTGCTCACATCGAGCACGTAGTTGTTACCCATGCTGACCACCTTGCCGGTGACTTCGAGGGTGACTTCATCGCCCTCCTTGCAGCCCATGATGGCGTCCTTGAAGGCGGGATTCTTAGGGTCGATGGTCAGCGAGTTGATGGGCATAAATTTTCGCGTTATCGTTATCTGTCTGGACAACCCTACTCAGGATGGGGGAAGGTGCAAGCACAAATGAAAGTCGCCACTCAGCCATGCCCGTAACCAACGGCCAGTGGCACCCCGCCACCTCACCCAAGCAGGACGAGCTGCGCTGGCTCTGCCACCGGGACAACCCGGACAAGCCGCGCTTCGTGTGCGTCTCCGGCCCGCGCAAGTCCTCCAAGACCTTCGGCTGTCTGAACACCGTCGTCGAGCACCTCTGGGAGACGGACAAGGCCATGTTTGGCATCATCGCTCCCACTGTCACCTCCGCCGTGGATGGCGGGTGCTGGCAGCTCATCACAGAGACAATCATCCCGCAGTGGATCGAAGGCGACTTCGGCTTCGAGTGGATTGACAAGCCCTACCAGCACGGCGTCTCCAAGAAGATGAAGTGCAGCGTCACCAACAAGCACGGCACCAAGTCAGTGCTCCAGCTTGAGACGTTCCGGGACGGAGCCACGGAGAAGGAGATCAGCGCCCGCTTCAAGAACAAGATCTTCACCGGCCTCTACTGGTCCGAGGTGGGTACCTGGGTCCACACGCAAACCCCCTTCGACATCATCACCGACTGCTTCCGGGCACCGCACCTGAAGAGCCGGGACCATCTGATGATGCTGGACACCAACCCGGAGCCGCCCGGCGAGGACCACTGGATTTACCAGCTCTTCTACAAGTTCCGCAGCGCCGACCGCCTGCTGCTGGAGAAGATGGCCGCCGAGAAGGGGCTCAATCTGGAGCTGCTGCTGGAGCGCCAACGCAACCTCGGGCTCATGGAGTTCTTCGTCCCGGACAATCCGTTCCTTGAGGAGGCGGACCTGAACGAGCTGAAGATCAAGTACCACCACAACCAGGACCTGTGGGACCGCTACTTCCTGGGCAAGTGGACCAACGCCGCCGGGGACGGCATCTTCTCCGACGTGTTCCGCCCGGCTACCCACATTGCGGGTGAACTGGAGACGCCCATCAATCCGCAGCCCCGTATCCTGCTCCCCCACCCGGACACCTACGAGCTGTACACCGGCAGCGATCCTGGCGTCACCAACTACGCCAGCGTGATCGTCGAGCAGTTGTTCCTGCCAGATGCCACCGGCCGGGAGGTGCCCCACTTCAACATCCTCGACGAGCTGGTGTACATCGGCGAGGACATCAGCATCGGGGAGTTCACCATCGAACTCGTGGCCAAGCTGGAATACTGGGAGCATCAGCTCGGCCGGAAGGTCCGCTGGCAGCACTACGCCGACCGCAGCGTCTTCGACATGCGCGAATCCATCAGCGACCGCCGCCAGCACGTCGAGGTGTACAACGCCTCCAAAGGCAAGATCCGGCTCATTGCCGTGGAGAAGGGCGATGGCAGCGTGCGCCAGCGCATCGACATCCTCAAGAAGCTCCTGTTTCAGGACCGCATTGTCATCAGCAAGAGCAAGTGCCCCCACACCATCGAGGCGATCCAGTCCCTGAAGAAGACCAAGAACCGGCCCATCGACAAGACCTCCAAGTTCAAGCACGCCTTCGACGCCCTCACCTACGTGCTGTCCACGCTCTGCTACGAGGAGCTTTACCGGGAGACGCGGAGCCTGGTGGAGAAGCCGAAGTCGGAGTATCTTCAGATACAGTTATAGAAGACGTTTCTGAACACACAGAAATCGTTCAGGAGATGACTTTTCCCACTTGCACTCTGCCAAACCTGTGGCAGATTCCCCCTGTCAGCCACGGGTGAAACCGTGGCAAATCAGCCAGAAGTGACACCTGGTACACCCGGTTCATCGCCGTTCGGATAGCCAAGCCTTTACAGGGCATGAACATTAACGGGGCGCTACTGAAGGACAGACGCAAGCGCAGCGGTGGTGTGGCATGCCTCAAGAGCCGCAGTCTGGCACCCAAGTTCGGGTGTGATAGTAAGAGGCCAGTGTACGGTGAAACTTGCCAGTACACGCCCTGAAGACGCTCAGCGATTCTCGACTCGATCAGAGAACGGAAGCATCAGTCAGAAGGGCAGACACCACCAACAAGTAGGATTGGTGTGTCTGCCCATCAACAACTCGCTCAAACTCACCCGATCAGGAGAGCCGAAGAAGAAGAACCCGAAAGGAAGAGGGGAAGAGGATCTTGTTAAGGTACGTACCTAGGGGGTATTGCTTGGGAGAAAGCTTGAAGAGAATCCTTCCATTGAGCACCATCCAAACAAGCCATGATCGGCAAGCTCGAACAGATCCTCAAGTACCACCGGGACAGGAACCTCCCCCTCGTGTGGCACCCCACTGCCCGGGAGAACATCCACTTCAAACGCTGCTACGGGTCATGGCAGTTCACGGAGAGCGAGTACGAATGGTGCATCAGCCAGAAAGGCGTGGAGATGTGGCCGGTCAAGGAGACACCTCAGAGCGTGAAAACTTACCGCATTACTTGAAAAAGAGCTTGCGGTACCGGAATAGGTAAAGTATGGTTTCCTTGTCGGTGGCCACATACACCGACATCCTCCACGGCCAGCGGACCTTATCCCCCCGCTGGCCGCTTCTTTTCAGCACACTGCTTCAAACACCGTACCCGGCCGTCTGAATCCATCCGCATGGCCATCAGCTCGAACTCCTCATGGCAATCGGTGCATTCCACGAGCTGGCTGGCCGCTGGCTGATAGATTCGAGGAGGAAGGGTGTCGGGAGAGGGTGGAGCGGTCAGGATTGATCCTGGGGCATTTTGGGATGGGTCCATGCTTTTGAGGGTGGAGGTGTCAACAATGGCTTGTCAAATGTTGACACCTGATGACTTTGTGGCTCAAAGCACTCTCCAGTTCAAAGCTCCTGGAGATGCTGCCCGAGGTGGCGCGTCGAGGTGGATCTGTGAGGAGATCACCCAGTCACGACTTCCCCTTGGGTGTCACGACGAACTCACCTCGGGCGATGCGCCGCAGGAAGGTGCTCAGGGAGACGGTGCCCTTGTTGGGGCCGGTGCGGGAGTACGCGCCGAGGTGACGGCAGAGGCGCTTGATTTCGCTCTGGTCATCTTCGGAGAGCTTGATGCGCTGGCGCTTCTGGTGGGCTTGCATGGGTGTTTTTTCAATGGGCTAACATGATCCCACTTCCATCTTCCAAGACCAAACGTTACCATTTTGCGTCCGAGGATTGATCGGGAGATGCCAAACTTCAAGGCAATGTCTTTGAGGAGCATTCCAGATCGCCTCATCTCAACGGCCTCCTGAAGCTGCTGGTACGAGAGCTTTCTGAATGGAGACTTTCGCTTGCCAGTCGTCTTGGCCATGTTTTCAGCGTGCGTCACCCACTCAAGATTTCCAACGACATTGTTCAGTGAGTTTCCGTCGATGTGGTTCACCTCGGGATTTCCTTCTGGGTTCGGAATGAAGAGCTTTGCGACGAGTCTGTGAACCTTGGTGAATGGGTGATTCGGAGATGACTTTCCTGATGGATAAATCCTGACAGCTTTATACCTCTTTCCTTTGCGACCGATGAGTGATGGGATGATCTCGAAAACGACTCCACATCTTGCCTCGACTGGAATCGTTGCCCTGTTGAAACGCCTGTCGCGAACAACCCTTCCAGATTCGGACACGAAGTAATCCACGTCAGGAATCTTCATCCATCTTTCCCATGGTTCAGGCTTGATTCCGTGTTCCCGAAGAATGTCTTCAATCATTTCCATCAGGTATCATAGTATGCAGGCATTGTCAAAATGTTTCGAGTGCTCCGAACACGAAAAAGGAGGCATCTGTCTGGACGCGAGGCCACCCCCATGCCCCAAGGCCACCCCCGGCTTCGCGTTCCCGGCCTGGCGCTCCCCGCTCCCGGCTAGGCCTTCTCCCGTCCGCCATCCTGTAGCAGCCTCCCTACCACGCCCCAAATTTCACCCCAAAAAGGAGAGATCACAATGTCGGTTATGTTTAGTTGTGCCATTTTGACGCTAGAGCGGAGGCAGGTAGAATTGTTGCGATGCCGGATGGATCTCGCCGGCCGGCCGAGCTGGGGATTGTCGCTTGCGCTTCCATGGCTGCGGCTTCTTCTTTTTGTTGTGCTCCGCCCAGCGCCTGGCGAGGAGGTCGGCGGTGTCCTGGTTCTCTGGATTGAACCTTCCCCAGGTTGCCCAGGCGTATGGGCTCGCCAGGTTGGCCGGCGCGTAGGCATATGAGTAGGCGAGCCAGATCGAGCGCCAGAGAGTGCGGGCGGGTTGCACTCCCTCTCCCTTGGCGATGGCCGACTGAATCTTGCAGCTAATACCCAACGCGGCAAGCTGTGGCTGGGTGTAGGTACGCGAGGCGAGGCGATACCATTGCGCCACCTCCGCAGGCGTCGGGGAGCAATAGCGGGCAATCGAGGCGAGGGTTGCGGGCGGGTTGCGCGTGCCGGATGGTAAAGATGCTTTGCCGTACAAAGCAACCTCGTAAAAGACGACACACTTGCCTTTTGCAAGTAATCCCTCTGCGCATCACCTCCTTTACCGATAATCCCTCAGCATTTCCCCTAGAATCCCCCTCTCATATTCCCCTCCGCGCATACGTTCACCCTCGCGCACAAATTTATTTCAGAAACTACCTTTTTCGTTAACTTACTAAGGAAAACACGCGAAAATAAATGTTGCAAACTTTGCGATGTGCTGTAGGCTGTGGGATATCAGCTCGGCAATTACGCCGGGTGAAAATCGAAAGGCAAATCAGTGAACTATTCAGATTACACCGTCGGAATTAGCAATGAACCGAGTTATTATGGTAGATCCTGTTCCGCGTTCGACGCGGAACGTATTGCGGAAAATCTCGCGGCAATGATTCACGCGCAGTTTCCCGGAATTGATACCCGATCGCACCATGGAAAGACAAATGGTCCGGATGAAACTGTAATCGGGGAAATCAATGAGTGGATTGAAAACAACTGGATGGCGGCGCTCTGATTCCGCTCCTCCTCCCTGGCCGCGCGCCGGGGCGGATGGGCGCAACCAGCGCCGCTCGGCAATCACGCCGGCGAAATTGAAAGGTAAACACAGTATGCAATCACTCGACATGCAACTTAATCAGCAACTCTCCCAATGGTCCGCCCTTGTGGCCTCCCTTGTCCCCGACATCCGCGACGAATACCGCGCCAGCGACGAGCCCGACGACGAAACCCCGGCAATCTGCCTCACCATCGGATTCACCCCGGAGGATGATGAAAAGGATTGTTCCTGGTCATATCAGACCGGCGACAATTCCTATTCAGGCGGTGCCTATAGCCACGCGCATTGGGCTGTGGTAACAATCACGCGGGACTGTAGCCCGGCGAAGATTGCTGAAGAAATTGCTGACCAGATTGCCGAATTGATTTGCCAGTAATTCAACCCTTCAACACTTCACCCCCTATGAAAACTCTCTCCCCCTCCCTCATTACCGAATCTAAGCGCCTCGTCTCCGCCAAATCCCGCTTCGGCCATGCAATCCAAGTCTATGACGACGGGTTTGGCCCGCTGTGGATACACCGCGACAGCATGGGCATTTCCGGCATTGTCCGGGCGCAGACTTGGGAAGACGCCTATGGTATTTGTGAAGATGAATTCTTCTCTGAAGAATCAATGACCATTGAAGAAATCGCCAAAGAGTATGGGTTCAAGCGTGAACACGTGAAGATTGTCCGCGATCCGCTCGCCCAGGCTGGAAAACACACGGCCGCCGGTGAAAGGATTTGCCGCGATACTGACTACATTAATGGCCGTCTCCCTGACGGGCTTTTTATCCGCTGGCTCACCATTGAAACACCCGACGCTGACGCATGGGCAGACAATGAACTCTTTCAAGAGTCATGCGGATTCCGCCCTTCCGGCCCAAATTCAAGGGACACGCTTAATCATGGCATTCACGCCAGGGACTTGAGCGGTGACTATCTCGACAAGCTCACTCCAGCCCTTCTCTCTGAACTGGAAATCACGCTGGAAATTGTTGAAGAGGATTGATTCCGCGCTCCCCTCCCGGACCACCCTCCGGGAGCGGACCGCGCAACCAATGCGCCCGTGCGGGAATTACCCCGCCGAGAATCGAAAGGTCAAACGATGAAACTAGCAGCCAGCCTAAAAAACTTGAAGGCGCACGCGGCCGCCCTCCTCGGCAATAACCACACACCTGAGACTGAGAAGGCACTTCTCCGGGAATGCCTGACGGGATTTGTGCGCGATACTACCCCCGGCGGCCGTCCCTTTGGCCATATCAGCCACGACTACTGCGCGCACCTGGAACGCATCGGCAAAATTCTCGGCACGTGCGGCGTGGAGGGTATGCTCCTCGACCGTCACGGCAACGACATTTCCGGGACTTGCTCCATGGACGGGGTGAAGCTGGATTGCCAGTATTGCAACACCGGCGACAGTTACGGGATTACCATCCTCTATATCAACGGCCGTTTGTGCATTGGCGATTGGGGCTCACTCGTCGAAGCTCTCTCCTGAAATTCACTCCACAAATTACACCCCAATGAAATCCAAACTCATTTCCATCACCCTATTTGTCTATCAGCGCGGATGCCGAGCTTACTTGGTAACGGTCATCGTTCAAGAATCTGCGGTCAATTCAGTCAACTCTTAACACCTCATGCAACTCGAATCCCCTAAACTCCACACGCAAGTCAACCTGGACGCCTTTAACGCCCAGCTCGAAAAGGAATACACACGGATCTTTGCCGAGTCGCCCGAATACGCCTACGCGGCCAACCGCACAACGCCCGCCGCGCTCGCCCGCAAGATGACGCTGGGCCTGGACGCAGGCAGCGCGAACAAGGACGGGGAAGGTATCGCCCGGACCTGCAATTACTTCGGAATCCCGCATACTTACAAAGCAATTCGCGCCTTCCTTACCGCTCAATAGCAAGTCCCCCCGCGTCCGCCCGCTGGCTCACCCCAGCGCGGCGGCAGCGGGTGAACAACCCGGCCAGCGGGATTCGCTGGCAAAACGTAAAGGTAAAACTATGTTCTCAGAACTCGAAGACCGCGCCGACCACCACGACGGAGACTTATCGCTTCTCCCTGTGGCCTTCGCCCCCGCCCCGACGGCCCGCATCAAGGTGCGCAAGGCCAGCAAGCGCACCATCAATCGCCGCAAGGCATTGCTCCCCAGCGGCGTCCCCCGTTACATTCGCTGTTATGACAACGGCGGCGAGACGGTTGACCGCTTCACCGCGGTATTTTCCGGGCGCAGCGCGGCGGACCATTCCGGCCATGTTACCCAATGGCCTTTCCTCGCCATGAATTCCGCCCCGTTTCATCCCCAGGGCTTCGGCCAGCACGGCCACAGTAATAACCTCCCGTGCGACGTTGACTGCTGGGGCTTTCCTCCCGCCATGGGCCGGAAGAATCATCTCGGCAAGCGGATTCTTTTCGCGGAACTGCCGGAGGATTGCCGCCGCCTGGTGTTGCAGGACTATTGCGAAATTTGGAAGCTTGAAGGGGGTACCCTGTGAATCCCTCCCTTGATGAATTCACGGCGGCGTATATCCGAACCTCGCTCTGGTCCAGTATCGGCCCACGCTTTGGCACCTGTCCATGCTGTGGACGGAAAGCCATTCTTGACCGCTTCCCGGAGGAAGAATTCACGGAGGAAGCCATGTGCAGCGCGGAAGGCTGTGGCGTGCGGGAGATTTCGAACGACGATCCCCTTGACGCTAATTACTCCCCGGACGATCTCGCCCCGGCCGCTCTCGCCCGGATCATCGCCGACTGCGCAAAATTCCAAGCCGACAACGCAGCCACCCTCGCCGCCGCCATTGAAACCGGCGAGGTAAAATACGGGCCTGACTTCGGGCCGATGGGCCGGGCCGGTCACGACTTTTGGCTGACCCGCTGCGGCCATGGTGCCGGGTTTTGGGATGGGGATTGGCCGGAGCCTTACGGGGATCAGCTCACCGATGCCGCCAAGGCGTTTGGCAACGTGGACCTCGGCCCAGGCGATGACGGGAAGCTTTACTTCTAAACCTCCATGCGCCGCCTTCTCATAATCCTCGCTTGCGTCCCCTGGTCCGCCGTTGTCTTTGCCTCCCTGCAATGGGGGTGGATGGCAATGTTGATCCAATCCTCCGCCTTAACCGCGTTCTGTGTGCTGATGATGCGCCGGAAGGATGCCCCGCCGTTCTGATTCCGCTCCTCCTCCCTGGCCGCGCGCCGGGGAGAATGGGCGCAACCAAGCGCACCAAGCAAAACACCAAAAGGAAAACACCATGAAAAAACTCACCAAGCACACGCGCCCGCTCGTTGGCCAAACCTTCACCATCAAATGGGGGACCTCTCGCGGCCGAGACTCCTACGGCTACACCACTTGTTCTTTGAGCCAGAACGGCCGGACGGTTGCGCGCTGCAATGGCGGCGGATACGACATGTTCGGCACTGTAGTGGGAGACTGGATTACGCGCACCCTTGCGCCCGCCCTGCTCACGCTCAAGGCTGAAGCCATGCCCGCTCACTCTCATTGGAATCCGGAGCGGGCGCGCTGCTGCGCTGGGGCCTGTGAGGAGGCCGCACGGAAATCCTTCTTTGAGTCGGAGGATCGAAAGCGCCTGGACCTGCCCAAGCTTCCTGAGGACTGCTGGACCTGCCCGAAGTGCGGCGGTGACACGCGCGCCAGCCGTGACGGCCAGACTGTTCAGGATGGACGCTATTTCTACGGGCTCACGTTTCACGATCCGAACTTTGACCCGGCGAAGGCGGTGATCGGAAAGGACTGTTCCGACCGCACGCTTGGCGATGGCGCAGCCGGTCAAACTGTGGGCGCGGCGGAGGCTGAAGGAAAGTCGTTCGGTTTGGAGCGTTACCAGGCCATTTATTCCGCCAGCTCGAAGACTCCGACCCGGCGGCACCGCGTGCCCTCCATTGATGGTGCCTGTGGTTATTCCTCCGTGATTGAAATCATCCGGGCGCTTGGCCTGGACCTGCGCCGGTTGGACGATTGCCGCCGCCGCAGTTCCGGCCCGGAAATTTACGAGGTTGTCCGCTGCTAATCCCTCCCGCCGAGCCGGGCGCGGGCATCCGCGCTGCGGCTCGGCGGGCTGGAGTACCGGCCCGGAAAACACACCATGAAAAAGTTCACCCTGGAAATCACCACACAAAACGCCGCATTTGGAAATGATGACGGATCTCCAAGCGAAGACGCTGCCCGCTCTGAGCTGGCGCGCATTTTGCGCGATGCCGCCAAGCATTTGGAAAACGGAAGCGACGGGAGGTCGCTCCATGATTACAACGGAAACCGTGTTGGCAAGTTTGACATCGAAGACTAAACCACCACCATGAAAAAATCCCGCGTGCATCTCTATGCTACCGGCCTTCCGCAGCACATGCCGGAGCGCGACGGCTTCAACCTCACCCGCCACATTCGCGGGCTTGAGCCGGAGCTAAACAACACCAGCACCCCGAAAACTCCCGGCTACCGCGAGCGCAAGGCGCGGCAGCTCCTGGCCCGCATGGCATCGGGTGAACTCTTCCCGGCCGCGTGCGCCGGGATCGAGCGGGACTATGCTCCCGAACTGGCCAAGCTGAGAAAGGCTGCCCGATGAAAACCCTGTTCCGCCTTCTCTACTGCCTCATCTGCGGCCATGTCCTGACCGGCGGCAAATGCCCAAGGGGGCACCGATGAAACGCCTACAAGCACTCGCCCAGTGTGAGCCCGTGCCGGAACTGCGCCGCGCCTACGCCGTCGCCAAGTCATGGAGCACTGTCGCCCTGGCCCTGCTCCTGCGGGACCAGTGCGGCAGCCGCCCCGGTCGCGCACGGTTCACGGCGGCGGATACTGCCCACCTGGCCCGGCTCCTCCGGGAACGCTGCGAGGTGAAGCCGTGAAACTGCAAACCGAACTGGATGCCCTGGCCGCAATCTTTGAATCCGTGGCCATCGTCGAGCTTACCCACTGCCCAGCGCAGGATGATCGGCCAGAAACCATCGCCCTCGACTGCCTCCAAGTGCGCGACACCGCCCCGCCCGGCACCGGCACACAGATTCTGACAGCCCTCTTCGCCGTGGCTGACCGCGCCGGGCTGGCGGTGTGGTGCTATGCGCTGCCCTACCATCGCCGGGGCATCAAAGCGCCAATGAATCAGGACCAGCTTGTGAAGTGGTATGAGGCTAGAGGCTTTCGCCAGTGGCATGGGATGTTGAAGGCGTGCCTGATCCGTGAACCAAAAATGCAGTGATTCCGCGCTCCCTCTCCGGCACGACCGGAGGGGGACCGCGCAACCAAGCGCACAACACCATTATGAAACACAAAACAAAAAACCTCACTGAACAGATAAGCGCCGAAGCGGACAGCCCTGCTCGGACAATCTTAAACATCTCAAGGACGCTTTGTGACCTTCAGTGTGACAGGGAGAAGTTTTCAAAGCTCGAAAAGAAAGCCTGCAAACTGATCGACGACACGCTTGGAAAACTCAGGGATGATCTTGTCTCAATGGTTTCCAAGGACTGTCACCCGCACTGGAGCCGGTGGATTAGCAGCGACATGTGCGGAATTGAGGGCGAGTTTGAAATTACCACATGGAATGAGGGTGATTATTATAGCCATATTGAAGCAGACCTGAAGAAGATGATTAAAGAGGAGTCGGAGAATATTTAATCAAATGCAAACCCTGACCGAATCCCCCGACGACACCGCCGACCGCGAGGCCGGTGATCTCAACCTCGCCCTCACCACCCCGCCACGCCGACGCCACAAGAGCCGCGCCGGGAAGACCGCCGCCCTGTCGCCCCGGCGCAAGGCCGAGTTCGTCCTCCAGGCCATGCTCTGCGGCCGGGCGGACAGCGCCACCGCCCGCGCCTGCCTCGACGGGCTGGACGGAGCGGAGGTGATCTGGCGCATCTGGCGGCGGGCGCAGAAGAATCCCCGGCTGGCGCTGCTGCTGACCGATGAGCAGAAGCGGATTGCGCTGCGGCATCAGGCGGGAAAGGATGCGCTGTGAGCAAGCCCTTCCCGTATCGCGGCTATGAGCGCCACCCGGACGAGACGTACCGGAAAAGCGTCGAGATTGTGGAGCAGCGGGATGGCCTCATGCTGACCCGCTGTTACGAGACGATTGTGCGGAGCGCCTCCGGGAGGCTGCTGAAGGTGCTGCGCTGCAAGCTGGCGGACAAGCGGATGGATTCAGTTCACGCCGCCAGCACGACCACCTGAAGCGCCTCCCCCTGCGACAGCGCCTGCGCGATCTCCGACCGGCGGCGACGGCCCTGGACGGAGCAGTCGTCGGTGAGTTCCATGAGCGCGAGCTGGCACAGCCCGGCGGCGAGTGGCGCAGCCGGACGGCCCGGTCGGGAGTTCCGCACGGGACGGACACCAACAGCATGGTTCACGGTCTTCATAAGCGCACCCTACTATCAAAGGTGTGAGTTGTAAAGTGAAAACCGGCGGGGAGGTATCCCCGCCGGTTCATCGCCTGCCCGTGGTTACATAGCAGAAGGCGCTCTGCACAAGGCTGGCAGTATGAGCCAGTGTCTCACACTCACGGGTTATGGCCGGTCAGTTCGACCGGAAAATGACTGACACCATGATTCTCCCGTTCAAGGATATACCTGAGAGCGGTTTCGTGCCGGGTTTCACCTTCACATTTAACGACTACAGCATGGATTAGCTCATAATACTTGGAGCGTAGTTCATCCATACCAATGCCTGGAATGTACGTCACCGACTGAGCCTGGTTGTCCACCCGGACATGCCGGATGAAATCACCTGCCTTGATGGCCTGCTTGATGGCATCTGCCATCTGGCGCTCGGTGAGCTGCTCGACGGCGATGCCGTGGTTGCGAATCATCCGCAGGATGGACTTGTCGATTTGCTGTTCAGTGGGGATCATGGCTTGATGGATTCAATGGTCCAGCCCTTCTTCTTCAAGGCTTCAACATGCCACTCGTCACGGTAGGTCATGCGGATGCCGTTCTGGGCGAGCGTGTTCACGACTTCACTGAGCTTCATGTCAGCCAGCTGTTCGATGGGGATGTATCCACCAGCCTGCGCCAGTGCCTCTTCGAGCTGGTTCCAGAAATCTCCGCGACAGGTTTGCGTTTCAATACTCATTGCTTGAACGGTTCGATGCTTGGAAGATCACCTTCTCCACATTGCGGGCACTGGAAATTATCCCAACATCCAGTCCAGCTCACCATGCACTTATCGCACCACATTCCGCGAGAGTATGCAGGGTCAACGGCTGAGAAGTTTCCGACATACTTGTACCCATACGTATCCCGATCAACCGTGCATTCAATTTTCATGTTGCCAGCACATAGTTTACCGCGCACCCCTTCCGCTTGACCGTCATGGAGTACACCTTCACGCCCTGCTGCTTCAGGAGCGCCAGCCGGGCAATCACCTCGCTGGATGGGATCAGTTCGCATTCTGGTTCAGGGGTTTTCCGGGATGCTGGTGTCAGGGCTTCGACTGGCGGGGGTGCGGAGCGGGAGGGGATGCGGGGCATATCACTTGGCCTTCATCGCCTCCTCATACTTCAGCTTGATCGGGTCCAGCTTGCGTTGTTTGGCCGACGGCCGCTTGTTCACACCCAGCTCGAAGCCCTGCAACACGAGCCAATCGTCCAGCCGTCTTGCCAGGTCTTCCGCCACCGGCCTGCTCAACCCATCCAGGCAGCGGGTAATCTCCCGGCCCGCAGCGTCGCGGGTCTTCACCGGAAGCTTCGCCGCCTCGGCGGTCTGCCAGCCGACAAAGCTGCGGAAGAGGCCGATGCGGAGGTTGTAGCCCCGGCCTGAGATTATGAGGTGGACGTGGTGGTACATTTCAGCTCAGTGATGGCCTTTTGCAGCAGCGCGGCACGGCGTTCAGCGGCACGGGTTTCGTTGGTGGCTACCGCGCGCGAGTGACCAGTTCGTGAAGACCGGTTATCAGCCGCCAAGCGTAGCTCAAACAGCCACTCTCGGAGTTCGCTTAGTTCAAGCGCGTTCATGGCTCAAAACTTCTTTCCGCCATCCGCCTTGCGCGCTTCGATGGAGTGGTCCTTCCGGGTTAGGTTGTAGGCCATCTTCTCCGCGATGGCTCCTTCGAGGTCAAGGTTGTGACGATAGCAGTAGGAGCGAATTCCTAAGACAAGGACTGAAATATCCATTCCAACATCATCGGGACTATTCTCCCAGATGGAAATTACATCCCGGCACATGCCAAGAATATCTTCACCCTTGTTTCCGTCAACCCCATCAGGCCGCAGCATCGCATCAGGGAAGTCATGCAGATCCTGCTTAAACCCTCCCGCAAAATCCAGCAGCCGGATCACCGCGTCCGCCATCTCCACCTCCTCCATCCTGCGGTGTGGCAGCTTGTCGTCCATGAGGTTCTTGCGGATGCCTTCCACCGCTTCAGCCAGCTCGGTGATGACCAGCATCAGCAGCTCGCCCCGGTTGCGCTGGAGCGGTTCCCCGGTGTGGATGTCGTGCCACCATTGATGGTTGGCGGCGTGGACCTGGGCGGCAAGTTCGTTGAGGTTTTTCATATTGATGTCACTACTGGAAATTCCATCTGACCTTTCATCGGCACCTCGCCATTGCGCTTCAGGAACGTCTCCGCGAGCTTCACGCTCTTCAGCCGCCACGCCCACACGCGCCTTCCCTTCTGCGCAGCCACCCGCGAGTTACGCCATGCGCCCGTCTGCTCGATGAGCTTGGCGCGGTAGAGCGTCTTAAATCCGTTGCCAATGGCATTCCTAGAATCAGCAGGCACGTTGTCGAAGGTCTGGTCGTCGGGCCAGAACTCCTCGGGCGATGCGAGCGCGGAATGGATCACGCCGACCATGGCAGCGCGCAATTCGTTCGGCTTATATGCCAACTGCAATGCGATGGCTTCTTCCTGGGTGGCGACGGTGCTCATAGATTCTTCCCTCCCAAATTCTCAAATGCCCGCTTCAGCACTATCGCCGCGCCAATCTTCGGCTCGACCGGCTTGCCCTTGTTCATCAGCCATCTCCAGACCATCTGCGGTGCGATCTTCCGTCCGCTCACCCGCTGGTACTCCCGCGTCAGCATGTCCACGGTGATGGTCCGTGAGGAGACGGCTGACTGGATGGGCCGGATGAAATCGCGCGCGGCCTGCTGGGGGGTGAGTTTCGGCATTGCTGGTAACAAATATGTGAGTGGACTGCGCTGCTGTCAAGACTTCGGCTCAATCTTCATAAAAAACTCCACTGCTTCCTCCTTCGAGAACACCACCCCGACGACCGCCCCCGCCTTGCGCATCCACGCCAACTCTCCTTGCTGCTCGGTGGATGGCTTTCCGCCGGGCTTTTTTACTTCGAGCCCGAAGGCGCGGCCTCGCCACGAGCCCACAAAGTCTGGAACCCCAACCCTGGAGGTGGTCGGTCGGTCCATTCTCTTGCGGTCCCACCAGCACTGATGTACCTGGGTCATAAGCCAGTCCTCGATCTCCTGTTGGATCTCGTTCTCCAGCTTCTCCGGCCGTCGCTCCAGATTGGCCGTTCGCTTCTTCATGGCCACATCAGCGACAGTCGCGGCCACGATGGCGGGAGTGGTCAGTGCCAGCTTCTTCAGCCGGCCAGCCTCAACCTTGCGGTTCTGCTCCTCGACCCATGCGAGGGTGTGCTTGGCAAATGGGTTGCTCATTTCAGATCAATGGTCATCAAGTTCTCCCCGGACACTCGTCGCAGCACCACCTTGCCAGCCTTCTCCAGCTTGCGGCCAATGCCGCCCACGATGCCCGCATTCCACTTGGGATTGCGGTCAGGATCGCCGTTGACGATGGCGGCCAGGTTCTGCGTGTTCAGGCCGGGGTGCGCGAGCACGAGGTCCAGCAGGGTGCGCTCGGCAGGGGAGAGCCCATCAGGATCGAGCGTGCGGGGATTGATGGGCAGGGGGTTAAGCTGCGCGGCATTCGCTAAGAAAGGCTGGCCATGCCCACGTTTTACCAATACGGCGTTGAGCTGGCCGAGGTCGCGCACGAATTTGACCTGACGTATCGGTCCCTTGCTGTTTACCAGCAGGTACGTTTCGTTTGGGATGAGTTCGGTGGGGTTCATTTGTCGTCAGGAGATCTTTCCACCGCAGTATGGGCAGATTTTTGGCAGACGCACTTGCCTCTGCGGCTCAGGAAGTCCAAGCCATCTGGCGACTTCCTTGTGACTTTTCCACCCGTAGTTTCTAGGCCCTCGCTTCCCGACCGTCAACCTGCCGGACTGGTATGCTGCGAGCGCCTCTTCGCGGCTGTTAATATTGAAACTGTTGAGACAGTTCCATGCTCTGACGCTTAGGGCGTCCATAGAATTCGGTTCAATGTTCATATTAAATTTGGCCATGCCGTTTTTCAAACTGGTCAACCTTCCCACGCAGCCTCTCGCACTCCTCCGCAAGCTGCTGGTTGGCGCGCAGCAATCCGTCATGGCGCGTCTGGAGCGCCTTCAGGTCACTGATCCCCGCCAGGATCAGCCTGCCATGCCCGGCCAGCGCGCTCTCTTCTTTGACGCCAACCAGATGCTTGCATGGCTTCACGCTAAAGTCCGACCGGTCCCAGCTCGGGGCGACGTTGCATCGGAACAGCTTGCAGGTGCAGCTTCCACGGCCACCGTACATGTTCAGGTCGATGCGGTAGAGTGCGGGCTCGGCCACAGCTTTGCACCGGGGGCACTTTCCGGACTTGTTCCTGGCGAAGGTCTTGCCACAGAAGCAGAGCAGGGTGGTGTCGCTCTGGACCAGAAACGGCCTAAGTATCGGCATGTCAAAGAGGAAGGTCACAGCGGCAAATCCAGTGCGTAGTCCTCCTTGTCCATGTCAACAGTCCTAATCGGCGAGGCCTTCTCCGTATCCTCGACCGCGTAGTAGGTCTTCTTTCCCGCCGTCGGGTCGAAGGCGATGATGACATTGCGCGCACGCTGCTCCTGCCCGGCGTTGAGCAGGACGCGGAGCCCTTCGATCTGCGACTTCAGCGCCTTCACCTGGTCAGCGTACAGGGCCGCCGCCTTGCGTGCCTCCGCTTCGATGGCTCCGATGCGCCCGAACATGTCGTTCTGTTTCCGGCCCATGTCCAACCGCTCATCCTTGGAGAAGGAATGGGGCAGCATGACCTGGGCAATCTTGTCCGGCTGGGGTTTGCGTGGGGTGGTTTCGGTGGTGTTCATTTGACTACTCACATATATGTTACTGCTCGACGAAAAAGTCAACGCGAATTTTTCAGAAAACTTCTTTCGGCGTGCTGGTCCAGTAGGACTCGGCCTGCTTCAGCTCCACGATCAGGGAGTTTCGGTGCAGCCGGTCAGCCACGCGCTTGTCGAATCGTTCCGCCCACGTCTCTGGCGGATGGTTCGTGGTCAAGATCGTCCACTTGCGCTCCCGTGCATTAAGCATCCGCGCCAGATTGGCCACCGGCAGGCCGCTCTTGAAGCGGTCCACGTCAGCGCCCACGTCATCCACTACTGCCAAGTCCGCGTCGATCATGGCATCCCACGCCGGGCTGGCGCGGCCAGGCTCGCACTCGGCCAGATCCAACCACTCACAGAAGATCGCGTGCGGGGTGCGCTCACAGCCCCAGCC